ATTATTGCACTAGTTTCAAAACGATTATTACTCGCCCAATCAAAAGGAACTTCAATATCTTTAGGTATTAAATTAGTTCTACTAAATGTAGGTAAGTCTGTATCAAATACTGATTCTTGAATAGGTTTTGTAAAATAACCTATATAGGGTAGAGCATCTTTATAGCGGTCAACTGGAGGAAAATAACCCATATTTTTATATGTATAAGGAATTTCTTTATTGTAATATTCATATACATCTGCTACTTTATAATCAGTATTCCAACCAGTTTCATCAGGTTTATTTAAAAGAAATACAAGTTCATTTTTACTTCCTCCAATAGATTCCATATTAACTATTTGAAAAGTCCATCCATCTTTTAGTGTTCCAATAATACTTGGATAATCTTTATTTTCACGACCTATTGAATCAATAAAATAACCTCCTTTTATACTAGTTAAGATACCTTGATTTCTTTCAGGACCAAATACTCCAACATCTGATGAAATTTCATTTTTTACTAATTCATTTTTTATTATAAGATTACCATTTTCATCTTCTAAAATATTATCATTTTCATCATATTGAATTTTTCGTTCTACCTTACCTTCATATAAAGTTCCATTTTTGTCTAAAATAAATTTATTTTTTAAACGCCCAACAGAAGGTTTATTTTCAATATTAGTAGCTATAGGTGTAGAAGCTGCTCTACTAAATGTAGGTAAATCTGTATCTTGTTCAGGTGCAAGTCTTACACCTACTTCTTGTGGATTAAATATGACCATACCAGTCATATCATCTTTACTATAGACACCATCATATCCAGCTTTTTTTACTTTATTTGTTAATGAAAATGTATCTGTTTTAGTTCTTGGAGATTCCCAAGATTCTAAATCTAATTGTTTTTTAAACTCTATAAACTGTGTACTATCAGCATCAAGTAATTTTATATTATCAGGAACAAAATATTTATTTACTATACCAGCTTCTCCTACTTGCTTAGCATAAGCTTGTGCTGTAGCTACTCTATCAGTTAAATAAAGTCCTTCACCTAATGCAAAAAAATCTTCTCCAGTAGCTACACCTGTATTTGGATTTTCTCCTCTATAAAAAATATTATTATTTTTTTCAAAACTTTGTTTCATCCATTCTGGATTTTCATTTAAAGTATTTTCACTACGCATTTCTTTTACTATTTTGTCTTGTAAAAATGCTGCTATAGTATCTATATCTTTTCGTACTGTAATTGATTCTCCTTTAGCAGGAGCAGTTTTAAAAGTTATTTTATTGCCATCTATATCAAATTCATTAGTTCCTCTTTTAATTCTTTTATCAAAAGAATTTCCATCTTCATCTACAAAATTTTGTGGTAAATTACTTGGGCTTGGATAATAAAATAAAAAATCATCTTCATATATACTGCTTTCGTATTTACCAGTTTTAGGATTTCTTTTAACTAAATCATGTGTAACAATAATATCTCCTACTGGAGATTCATTTAAAATAAATGTTTTTGTTTTACCATCACCTACAAAATCTCCTAACTCAAAACCTAAATTTTGATATTCTGCATATCCATATTCATCTAAACTATTACCATATCTTGCATCATATGGTAAATAATCATATTGTTCTGTTGCAAATTTCCATTCACCTACTAACATACCATCAGAAACTCTTTTATCAAGAACATCATCATTAATATCTGAAAAAGCTCCTGGTGGTACAAGTTCTTGGTCATTTCTTCGCACATCTGAGAATGATACATCTTGGTCTAAATCATATATAACTTTGTTATAATAATTTAACCAATTTTTTTCATATTTTTTATAAGCTTTAGCAACTTCGCTATACCATCTGTTCTGATATTCTCTACTTTGTATAATATCGTCATCTGTAACAGTTCTACTAAATAAAGGTAATTGACCTGTACCATCATCTAATTCTTTTAATCTTTGTTTTGTTTTATTTATAATAGCTGATGTATTTGTTACAGCTCTGTTTAATTTTTTTACTTCCCAATCTTTTAATATAGTAGCATCTACTGTTCTTTCTCTTTCTTTTTTAGACAATAATTGATTGTGATAATTTAAACTTTCTTCTAGTATTTCTCTAGGTGCAGTATTTATTTGTTGTTGTGTTTTTGGATATTTGTTTGTTGTTCTACTAAAAGTAGGTATTTCTTTATCTATAGGTGCAGCCGTTTCTCCTACAGAAGTTGGTGCTATTAAACCTTCTGTTTTAAGGTCTAATAAAGTAGAAGCATTTTTAAGAAATGCAGATAATTCTGTATTTAATTTTGCAGGTATCTCTAATAATTTTCTAATTGTTTCTACAAATTTATTCCATACACTATTAGTAGCATCTTTGCCTAAAGGTATATATTCAAGCATTTCTTGAAAGTCTCTATTTGTTAATCCAAAAGTTAATAACTCTGATACATCTTCATTATATTGAGCTTCATTAGAAAATAATTGATATTTAATATAATGGTCATTGAATATTTTTTTTTGTACTTGTACGCCATTAAAAGTATTTTCATCTCTAGGATATATAAAACCTGTTGAATCTTTAGTAATATAAATATCTGCTAGATTTTTTTCTATATTGGGTAAATTATTATAAATAGATTTGTATTCTTCTAATGCTCCTTCTTCTTGCTGTTGTATTCTTCCTGCAAGATTTTCATAAAATTTCATTCTTTGTTGATAATAATCTTTTACTCTATTTGCTTGTATAGCAAGTTCTTTATGTGCAGCTTTTACTTTTTTACCTGATGCACTTTCTTGAAATGTTTTAGGTCCATCTCTAGTAGTTAAGTTATGTTGAGCAGCATATATCTGAGCTAATGTAGCTTGATGTATTCCTTCATGTAATAAAGCTTCAAAATGAACTCCATTGCCTCTTCTCCATTCAGAAGTATTAGAAAACGCATTTGTTGTTTTTGTACTACCATCATTAACAAGCATAGTAAATTTTTGAAAATTATATGGTTGCATTGGATTTCTATCACTTGGCTGTATTGCAGCTTGACCTCTACGCATATCAGGTTGTTTTTTACCTACTTCTAATTTAAGAGGAAATGTTCTACCTTGTTTTTTTAATGCTAATAAAGATTTATGAACTTTTTGTGCAATAATTTTGTAATCTTGACTTGGTGAATTATCAATTAACCATTTCATCATTTTTATAGAATCATTATTACCTTTAATAGTTTTAGTTACATTACCATCTTTATCAAATATATCTTTATCTAATATTTTTGCATCTTGCAATCCTTTAAGAATTTTTGACCTTTCAGCCATATACTCATCATCTGTTAATTTTTTAGTATTATAAATAGTTGTAGGTGTTGTAGAAGGTGTTGCAGGAGGCGTTGTAGGACCTGCTGGAGGCGTAGGAGGTGTTGGTTTAGGTTTTGGTATGGTTAAAGGTCTAATACCTGTAGGCTTTAGAGTTTGTCTTATTTCATCACCAGGAATTATTGTTGGTCTAACTGCAGGTTCATCTAATTGTGAAAAGTCTGTAGCAAAGTTAAATGATTGTAATCCTTTATCTCCAATCCTAGTAGTTCTTACTACACCTCTTTCTCTTCTGCCAATTCTGCCTGATTCAATATCATTAAATATTTCTGTAGCACTCTTATATCCTGAGCTACGCATAGCTTGACCCATAGATTTAAAGAACTCAATAATCTTATTGTAGATACCTTCTACTTTAGGAGGATTATTAACCAGTAAATCTTTTTTTCTAAATAGTTCTGCTATAGCTTCTTCATAAAGAAATTCTGTAGCTTCTGCATCTGTTTTTGCTCTTGCAGAAATATCTGAATAATCAAGTTTAGCTTGTTCAAAAAAAGTTTTATTTGTATTAGGGTCTTTTTGTTGTTCTACTTGTTTTTTTAGATATTGATATTCTGCTTCAGTAATTAAATCTTTTGCACGAAGAGCATGAATCATCTCATGGTCTAATACTTTATTAAGTCTTTCTTGTATTTCTACATCAGTAGCACTACCATCAGGATTTACTGCATTAAGGGATAGAAAAATAGTATCTGTATTTTTATCATATTCTCCTCTAGCCTTTTTACCAGTTTTAGGGTCTATTAATTCACTAGGGTCATACTTTATTTCACCTTCTATTTGTCTTAATGTGCTAGTAGAGATTATGTCATCACTTATAATAATGCCAGTCTCTTTAAGACCTCTTGCATCCATTATTTTTCTAATTTCTTTTGCAAACTTATTAGTCTTACCTTGCTCTAAAGTTTCAGCATAATTAATAGTTTTAGGTATTACTTCTGCAGGTGGTAGTAATCTTTCTTGTTTTGTTGTTTCTTGTTGTACTAATTCTGCAATAGTTTCTGGAGGTAACTTACCTTCTGCAGTAAGTCTTGCACCAAACTCTTCTGGTGTTTCATTAAAACCTTCTGCTCTTCTAGCTATATCAAACTCAAAGTTATCTCTTATCTTATAGTTATTAGTACCTTCTATTTTTTCTGCTCTATTGCTATAAATTAAATCATCAAGGAATTGTTCATTCCTATCCATTTGTTTTAAAGATGCTTTATTAAAAGTCATGTTGTTGCTTTTTATATTAGCAACAAATTCTGCCATATCTTGTGCAGAATAATCTCTTGGTCTAAAGTCTGGGAAAGTTGTTCTTGAATTGAACTTAGGAAGTGAATGAAGTTTAGCCAAAAATAATTCTTTTTGACCTTGTTTCATTTTTTTAAACTCAGGCGTACCTGTGTATTTTTCTGCTGCATATTGAACAGCAGGTGATTGAAAATCTAAATCTATATTTTTAGATTCAGCTATTTCTTTTATATATTTAGCTGATGTATTTGGTTTATCTTTATCTGCAACAATAGAAGGCTCACCATTTTTTTCAGAAGCTTTAAATACTCCTTGTGCATATGCAGATGTAAATTCATTAAACTGTTTAGGCGTTAGTAATTCTTTAACTTTTGTCATAGATAATCTAGGATAGCTACGAGAAGTTTTGCCTGGATTTTGTGCAACAAAACTATTTACTAAACCTCTAAGAATTACCTCTTGTTTAGAATCTTTAGGCACACTATTTATTAATTGTTGAATAGTTACATCACTAGCTCTACTATCTTCTAAACTTTGTCCTATTTCGTAAGCAGTAGAACTATTAATTAGTCCTAAATTATATGTATCGTTATCTAGTTTTGATTTTAATTTTTTATTATTAAAGTCTTTTGTTATCTTGTCTCTTACTTTTATAGCTTCTATTTCTGTATCTTTTATATCAACCTGTGCAGGAGCTTCAGGATTAGTAATATCAACAACAGCAAATTGTTCTTGTGGAGTCATTACTACTTCTACTGAAGGCTCTACTCCAAGTTCTTCAGGTGCTATAAGTTGTGGAACTATAGTAGGTGGTATATCTTGTATTTCTTCAAGAGTGCCTTGCTCCATTGCAAGTTCAGCTTTTTTTGCATTTATTAACTGAGCTTTATTTTCATCAGCTCTTAAATTATCTTCTTCTAGTTGTTTTCTTCTAGCAGAACTTTTACCTGCCATGCTAGTAACAACTAAATCAGCACCAGCACCAATAATGCCACCAATAGTAAACTCTTCAAACATACTATCTGCTATAGGTAAGTCCTCACTATAAAGACCTTTAGCTGTTAAATCTTGTAATATACTTGCAGCTACCTCTTGTCCACCCTCAAATGCACCAGATTGTAAAGCAGATACTAATTTTTCTTTTATGTTTAAATCTGTTTTACTAGATACTTTACCTAAAATACTAGCAACAGGTAATACCTCAGTTATACCTATAAGACCACCAAATAATTCAGCAGTAGTCTCAGTTAGACCACTTACATCTTCGCCCATTTCTCTAGCCATCTGTAGTCTATCGCCTTGTGCTGCTATACCTGTGGGTATTGCTAAAGCTGTTGGTGCTGTAAATGTTGGTGATAGTATGCCCTTAGCTGCTCCTGGTGCTTTAGCTAGTGCTCTACCTACCATACCTGCACCTAAGAATGGTCCGAATGAACCTATGCCTTCTCCTAGTTTTGTAGAAAACTTATCAGCATATCGTGGGTCTGCTGCTAATGCAGAATCTTCTCTTAATCTATCTTGTAATCCTTCAAGACCTTTATATAAGTTACTGTCGTTGCCAATATCAAATAAACCAACAATACCTGTAGGCACATCTAAAGCTAATCCAGCAACACCTCTTGGTATTGCTTTTACAAACTCGCCTACTTGTCCTAATGCTGATGTTTGGTCTAAATCTTCACCATATCTTTCTTTAACAGCAGCAACAAATTGAGCTCTTTCATTTGGGTCTGATGGAATAATAAATTTATCTCCACTTCCATCTGGTGCTTTATAAATACTCATTATGCAACTTTATTTTTAGATAATATATCTCCGCCTGTTGGCGATTCTGAAGCAGCAAAACCTGTACCTGTTTTATCTCTTAATATTTGTAACTGTTCTCTTAAAATAGTCATTTGTGCATTAATAGATTTCATTTCTTCTTCTGGAATTTTTATACCAGCATCTTGTGCATTTTTAATATATGAAGTTAAAGCGTTCATTTCATTTATAATAGCTTGTGGTTCCATGTTAGCAATTTTAGCTTCTAATAATCTACCTTGTAAGCCTTTTAATTCTGAAGCTTGTTCTGCTGATTTAACTCCAAAGTAAGCATTAGATATACCGCTACTTAATTCTCCTAAATTTTTAGCAGAACCTATAGCACCACCAAGACCTATTAACATATCTGCTTGACGAGATTCTTTAGCTTTTGCAAGTAATTCAGCTTCTTTATCTGCTGCAGCTTGTTGTCTTGCTGCTATATCTGCTTCTAATTGTTTTGCAGCTTCTTTATCTTGTTCTGCTTTTAGTTTAGCTTGTAATTCTCTTTCGTCTTGTCTTTCTCTACCACCTTCTATTAAATTACTTATAACTAAACTTGGTAAAGCAAGATTACCTATTCCTCTTACAGTAGGCATTTTTAATGTTCTAGGACCAGTTATAACTTTTGGTATTTTAGCTCCAGTTTTAGGGTCAATAATATCATCACCATATTGCATCCCTGTTTTTAAAGCAGGATTTTGTATTTTCATTCCAGGTTTTGTAACAAGATTTTTTGCTTTTTGTAATAATCTTGGTGCAAATCTTTGTGCTGCACTACCTAATCCAAGAGCTGCTCTTTTACCATATCTAACTATAGGATGAAGAGATGCTATAGCTAAAGCAGATTTACCATAATTAATACTGCCATCTTCATTTAAAGCTCCAATATATTTTAAAGTAGAAACACCATATTGTTGTGCAAGTTGTCCAATATTTTTATCAACTTCTTCTCTGTTAATTTGTTCTTGCATAGGATTAGCACTACCTATTCCTGCACTACTATCACTTATTCCTGCACTTTGTAGAAATTGATTTTTTAACATTTCTTGTTCAGTCGTACTACCTGCTTGATAGCCTGTTAATCCACCACTAGCCATCATCTGCATAGGAGAAGGCGGAGCCATGTTACCCATTTCACCTGACTGGAAAGCATTTGGTGTATCAGATGATTGAGCCATAGCTCCTAAACCTGCAGGACTAGATGCAAACTCACTAACTACTTCTTCAGCAACAGTTGTTTCTGGTTTGGGCTGTTGTGCAGCATACATTTTTTCCATTTGTGTTCTTCTTTTTATTTCAGATAATACTAAATAAGAGGGATAAGTAGAGTTAGGGTCTTGCGACATTTGTATTAATTGTTCTTTTGGAAAATCCTCTAATTCATTTGCTAGTTCTACTAAATTTGACATTATGATAATCCTTTATATAAACCCAGTCCTTGTAATCCCATGCCTAAAGCTGATTGGAATAATCCTGGTTGTTGTTGAAAAGTGCTTACTTGTTGATTAGGTTGTACAGGCACACCTCTTAATAATCCACCTAAGAATCCTAATTGTTGTTGACCAAATCCTTGTTGTCTTAAAAAGTCTTGATAACCCATATCCATAGATGCTTGTTGCATTGCTCTTTGTTGTGAACCTATACCTTGTAATGCTGCTATTCTTTGTCTTACATCATCTTGTATATCTCCACCAACACCTCTAAGAGCATCTACAGATGCCAAACCATATCGTTGAGACATATCATAAGCTGATTGACCAAATTTTTCTTGTGCTTGTCTAGCAGCTTCTTGGGCTTTAAATCTTTCAATATCTTGTCTGCCTTGTTCTTGAAATGATTTTTCAGTCATAGTATATGCACTTTGCATATATTTTTCTTGTGCTTGTCGTGCTGCTTCGTTTTGTTGTGCTGCTGTTAATCCTAACTTAGCTGCTGCTTGTTTTGCAGCTTCACCTGCTTGATATCTTTGTGTATCTAATTGTGTTTGTTTTTGGAAAGAACCTTCTTCTAATCCATATGCACTTTGTCCAAATCTTTCTTGTGCTTGTCTTGCTTGTTCTTCTGCAGTAAATTGTTGCAGACCAAATCTTGAAGAATCTAATTGTGCTGCTCTTTCTGCTGCAAGTTGTGCTTGTGCTGATTGAAAACCTGCTTGACTACCTTTTGTTTGTATATCATCAAGTTGTTGACCTAGATTACGCTCTCTTTCTGCTTGTAAAATAGCTTCACGATAACCACCAAGACCACCAGACATAGCTGCAGAATCAGCAGTTTTATCACCTATCATTTCAGATTGTCTTATAGCTTCTCTTTTAGCTACATCTGTAACTGCTTGTTGATAAGGACTCATAAATCTATTTATATTAGATTCATAACCTAAAACATTATAATCAGGTCCAGCACTTCTTGCTTGATATGTAGGTGCATATCCTTGTGCTTGATAACCTGGACCCATCATACCTGCTTGATAATCAGAACCTACTAAACCAGCTTGATAGCCAGAGCCATATCCTTGTGCATCATATGTATTGCCTAAATAATCAGCTTGATAACCAGAACCATATGGTCCACCTAACATAGCAGCTCTTTGTGAAGCTAATTGATATTCTGGTGGAGTTCCTGCTTGTGCATAACCTCTTGTCATACCTTGACTAGCTAATTCATCAGGAGAAAAATAAGCTATTCTTTCTCCGCCATATGGAGTATATGGTTGATTAGATTCTGCTTCTCCTCTTTGTAGGAGTCGCTCAAAATATGGTTGTACATATTCTGGTAAATCTGTTTGTATCATCTTTGTTTCTGTTGGTGCTGATGAACCGCCGCTTCTTCCGCCCATTATTCATTCTCCTTAAATTCATATTCAAAAAAAATTGCTGTTTTTTCCCATCCTTTTCTATCTTTAATCCAGTTCCAAAAACCTGCTCTACCAATGCCTTCTATACCTGTACATTCATTACTTTTAGCCCATTTATTTATAACTTCAAGACCTCTATCAATCCATTCATCCATTTTTTTACCGCCAATATGGTCTATATTCAACATTCTTTTACCAGTTGGATATTCAACTATTTTTGTTATAGAACATCCAAATATATCTAATGTTTTTTTATCAAATATAATCCATAGTGAAGCTCTATTATTTAAACAATCATAAAATATATCTTTAGGTAAAGCTCTACCATTAGAACGATTACAAGATTTTTGCAAATGTTTTTCACATTGTTCCCAAACCAAAGTTAATTTATCTTCTGGCACAAGTGATATTTCAAAATCATGTTCTACTTCCAATTCTATTTTTTCTGCTACTTGATTCATGCTGGTAATACCTTATTTGGATTTAATGGTGGAGCTTGTGTTTTACCACCAGTTTTAGCCATTCTAACTCTATCTAACATACCATCTAATTGTTTAGAACCTGCATCAGAACTACCATCGCCTAACATAGATACAACATCTGCTGGAATAATATATTCATCTTGTGATACAGCAGCTATAGGTTTATTGCCTATATTCATAGGTAAATCATCTGCCATACCGCTATTACCAACACCTTCTATTAGTCCTTCTGTTTGTACATCTGGATTACCTGCAGCTTGTTTTAATACCATATCTCTTAACATCATAAGTTGTTCTTGACCATACTTAATTATAAACTCATTTATAATTTCATTATTATCTGTTTCACCAAGAATAAACTGTATAACTTCTTGAACTATAGGGTCTTGCATCATCATATCTGTTGATTGACCAGTAGGCATAGGAATATTTATATCTTGACCTTCTTGATAACCCATTGCTTCTACAGCTTTTCTACCTTTTTCTGTTTTAGCTAAAGCTTTTAATCCTTCATTAGGTAATTCTTTATTAGTATCTCCACCACCTGCAAACATAGGTGCTCCAAACATACCACCACCTGGTCCACCAATAGACATAGGTTTTTGCATAGGTGTATTAGCTGGTGCTGCTGGAGTTGGAAGAGTTGGAGGAGTTACAGGAGGAGGAGTTACAGGAGGTGTAAATGTAACTGGATTTTCATTAATCATTAACCCTCTATCTAAAGACATTTCATCACGCATAGTATCTCTATTCTCTAAACCTCTAATCATAGGAGGAGTTATTGGAGTATTTATTTTACTAAAATCAGGTATTGTTACATCTGCTCCACCTTCAATAGGTATTGTTATTGTAGGAGGTGGTGTAGTTATAGGTTTTATAGTTTCTCTTATAGGTCTAGGTCCTTTATTTACAGGTTTTCTAGTAACAAAGTCATCTGATGGAATTACAGGTTCTATATTTCTAGTTCTACCTTTACGACCTATACCATCATCAGTAGGTGGAACTATAGGTTTATTTGGTGGTGGTGGTATATCATCTCTAGGTGGTGGTGTATAAAATGATGATGGTGCAAAGTATGGTTGTATAGGCTGTTGTGTAAATCTTGCATATGGATTAATCATGCCGCCCATTTGAGGATTGCCATAAAAACTTCTATAACTAGGAGTTTGCATAAACGGATTGCCATAACCACCAAATCTTGGAGGAGGCATAAATCCACCTGGAGGTGATAATGGTTGTAGTCTTGGTTGTCTAAATCCTCTATAGTTTTGAGGAGGTAGAGAATAACCAGTTGATTCTATTTGTGGATTAGCACTATCTTGTATGTCTCTAGCATATTTTGTTAAATATGTTTTTGGGTCATCGCCTTGAAAGTATCTGTATTCAGGAGAAAAACCTGCCATAAATCCAGGCGTTATAGGTCTAGCTCGTCTTACTGTAGTTTGTGCACGACCACCAGGTACATAATATTCACCAGAACCTAGGTTAAAATCATTAGTTTCTCTTGGGTCATAGTAAACATTTTCACCTTTTCTATATCCTGTTGTACCACCATCTGCAAAATTAGTGCTACCACCTGTAGCTACTGGTATTTGTTCAGGGTATCTCTCATACATTAATCTTTTGCGTTCTTCTTCATCTACATTCATTTGTCTTAACATTGCTTCAAATTCATCTTGTGATTGCATTACAGCTCCAGTACCTGCTGTAGTTGCTGCTAACATACCAGTAGGAGTCATTGCTGCACTTCCTAATGATTTTATACCTTCATCTAATCCAGGACTAAATATTTTTTGTAAAGATGCTCCTGGTCCACCTACAGTTTGTCTTACTGCTTGTTCTGCAGCTTGTTGACCAGCTAAAGTTGTAGGTGGTGTTTGTGCAAAACTTGTAGGTGGTGTTACAGGTCCAACAAAACTTGGGTCAACAGGTGTACCTATACCTGCTGTAACTTGTGCATCAGCTATAGCTGTATCTAAACCTGGATTTGCTACACCTTCTAAAGCTTTTGTTCCTAAACCTGCTGTAAGTCCTGATAATAATGCTTTACTTCCAGAACCACCTGTTTGTGCATATGTAGCTAAACCAGCTCCTATACCTGCCATAGCTCCTGCTGATAATCCAGTAACACCTATTGCTCCAAGAATTGAAGGTGCTAATAAACTACCTAACATAGGTGCTAAGAAAGGTAAGAAAGCTTCTGGTTGTCCTGTATCTGGATTTATTGTTATAGGCATAGCAGATGCTAATCCTTTAACTTCTGCAGGATTTACATGAAGTAACATAGAATCGCCAAAACGACCTTGTGCTGCTACATTTTTGGTTTGTTGTTTTATATCCATATTTATCTATCTTCCTCTTTGGTTTCGCAACCAAACATATTAAAACTCATATCTACTGCACTTGTATAAACTTTTACGACATCTGTCTGATTTAATGTTATACCTAAAACTATTGATAATGAATCATTTGCTGCTACAGATTTATCATAAAAAAGAAACTGTTTATCATCTGCACCTGCACCAGCTACATGAACACTTAATCTAAATGTTATTGCAGACCCTGTTCTGTTTGCTGCAACTATAGAACTAACTGTTGTTTGTGTCATATTAGGCACAGTATAAAGTGTAGTTGTTGTTGTTGCTGCAGGGTCAACTTGACCTAATACTTTTAAATTATCAGCCATGCTTCATTCCCATTAATAAAAATTGATGTCTTTTTAAACCTTTACTAACTACAACACTTTGTAATCTTTGTAATTTATCTACTTCTATAGCTAAATCTTGTATTGCTTGTTCCATTATTCTTCTTGTAACTGCCTCATCTGCGGAACTATATTCTTGTTGTGCTAAAGGTAATGCTATTGATTTAGGATTTGCCATTATCTTTTACCATCTGGTCTTATATCTAATCTTAAATCACCAAGTCTCCAACCATAATCATTTGATGAATTAGATACTCTAATAGCACATTGTCTGCTTCTAGCTCTTGTATTAGTAAATGTAGAAGCTGGTGTAACTGATACAGTAGATAAAGTAGATAAATCTTCTAATGGATAATTTCTACCTTTTATTGTTATAGTTACATCATCAGATGTAGATTGTTGGTCTCTAAATTGTATATCAGGTATTATTTTATTTACTGCTATAAACTTTTCGCCATCAGGGTCTAAGTCAAAATCACTTGATTCTATATATGCTGTAAAGTTACTACCATCATCTCCATGTCCTATTTCATGTGCATAAAGATAATTAGTATTTACTGTACTGCTATTTTTACTAGCAGCTATAGGATTATTTAGTATTAATGCTTCATCCCAAGCTGTCCTAACAAAATTATCTGATGTAGTTCCAATAGACCATACTTGTTCTAAATAATTATACATAACATATTTATCTACTTCTAAACTACTTCCTGATGGATAGAACCACATTATTTCATTAGCACTATCATTAACTGCACCAAATATTTTAAATGATTGTGTTTGATTTAAATCACTTAAAACATAATCTAATACTGTGCAAGGTAATCTTTGAGCACTACCTGAATAACTATAAAAACCACCATTATCCATAAAGTAAACTTGATTATTAGCATTAACTGCTGCATTAGGAGATATTAAAGATGGACCATGTGCTACTTCATTAAATGAAAATACAAATGGTGCTCCTACAAATCTCATAGAAACTATACCTGCATCTGTCCAAATAAGTATTTCTTGTCTTGTTCTAAGTGCACCTATAATTGTAGACCCCATTGATAGTTGTACACCACCAGCCTGATTGGTTGCAGTTGGTGTCCAATCTATAATACTTTCTGTATCTGAAAATCTTACTAATAAAGGGTCAATAGTTGTAGAACCTATAGGATTACATCCAAAAGCTATTGCGTGTTTATCTACATCAGAAACCATAACTTGTAATACTGCTGTTGGAACATCACTAGCATTACTTAAACTTGTTGCATTTACTGCTCTTGTATTAGTTCCTGATGATTCATCCCAATAAAAAATGCCACCAGCTCTTGGATTTAAAATAACATCATCACCAAAATTATCTATAGACCATAATCTTAATTGATTAGTAAGAGATAAATCAGTAGCAGAACTCCAACTTCCAGCACCCCAAGTTCCTGCACCCCAGCCTGTTGAACGAACATAAACATCAAGACCTGTATTTATTTGATAAACTGCGTCTGCACCAGAACCACCAGTACCGCTTTCATCACTTGCATTTGCTGTTGCAGTAGCTGTAAAAGTAAATGTATTTACAGTTGGAACACTATCTATTTGATATTCTTGATTTAATACAGAAGCAGTAATATTGCCACCTAAAGATACTGCACCACTTATAGTTACAAAATCTCCTATAACAGCACCATGAGCATCATCAGTTGCAGTTATAGTAGTGCTGCCATCAGTAGCAGAAAAAACAATACCATTAGTAGTCGTGGCTCGTATGGGGGTAACATCACTATAAGCGTTTCCTTCTAATACATAAAATTTTTGATGAGTACCTAAAGTAATATAATTTGTACCACTAGATGCTCTATAAACAAATATTTTTCTAGCTGTACCTATAAAACTATCTGTGCTTTGTTTTTGCCAACCACCTATTCTTTCGGGTCTACCTTTACGAAATCTAACTTTATCTGCGTCAAACCACCCACCTTCGTTACTATAATTAGTACCTTCTTTGTTTATACCTGGTCTAAATACATATTTAGCTAATGTCATATTTAAACCTCATGCCATTCTTTGCCTTCAAACAGCAAAGCTTCTGCTTCTCTTCTTCTTACTAAACCTTGTTTTACTTGACCACCAGCTTTATTCCATCTTTTTATTTGATTTGGCACATCATCCCAATCTTTATTATTTAATTTTTGCAAAAGTGTACTGCTAGAAAGGTTTGATGGACCTAAATTAAATACCCATGATACAAGTGAATCAAATTCATTTTGTTTTAAATCAACTTTTACCATTTCATTCACATAACCTTCATACTCATTCATTTCATGTAATAATAATTTATCTGCTTTTTCTTGTGTAAGAGTATCACCTTCTTTTACACTTTTAGTAGAACCATAACCTATAGTCCATACACCTGCTGCACATTTATAAGCTTCTAACTCACAACCTTCAAACTTTTTAATTAAGGATAATCCTTCTTGTGATATTTTCATATTACTCTCCTTTATCGTTGGTGTGAGACGCTCCAAAATAGAACGAAATAATTGCACTAGCTAATCCTCCTAGATAACCAAGCACTAAGTTTATTAATGCTTCGCTATTTTGTTCTGGTGGTTGTAATGTTACTAAAAATATATAACCAAGAAAGCCGCCTATGGTTACTAAACCAATAATACGAGCAGTCCAATCTTTGCTAAACATACCTCTAGCGTGTTGTTTGTCTTGTGTTTCAAGTTTAAATACATCAACATCAAGCTCTTTCATTTGCACTTCAAACTCTTGTTCTGCTTTTTTAAGTTCAAGCATTTGTTCTGGAGTTGCGTTCTGTATAGCTTGTTGTATAGTTTTTTGGTCATTAGATACTCCTAGTACTTCTGCTATTTTACCCATAGCCATATTACCAAGAGGACCACCCATTGCTGAACCTATTGTAGGTGCTACTGCTCCTACTATATTTTTTAATATTGCTTTCATAAAACTCCTTAAATTAATTTATTGTATATATTTGTATTGGTTTTGTTTTACCTTTTACATATATACTTTTTAATTCTTTTAACATTATTTCAGAATTAAAATCTTTTGCATTAATTGTATTATATCCAATAACAATATCTTGACCAACTTCCTTAGTAGAACTTTCAAGCCTAGCAGCAAGGTTTACTGCATCACCTATAGCAGTATAATCAAACCTAGTATTACTGCCCATATTGCCTATAACAGCATATCCAGTATTAACACCTATACCTATTTCAACGCTTAAATCAGCTTTTTTAATATTTTCTTGTATTTCTTCAGCACATAACACAGCTAAAGTTTCATGGTTTGGCAGATTAATCGGTGCGTTAAAAATAGCCATCATGGCATCACCTATGTATTTATCTACCATACCACCATATTTTTTAACTGCATCTGCTTGTATAGTAAGTGCTTTATTCATTATTTCTGTAACTTCTTCTGGTTCTAATTTTTCAGACATAGCAGTAAAACCTCTTACATCTGTAAACAGAAAGGTACAATATCTACGCTCACCACCTAATACTAAAGAATCTGGGTTATCTTGTAATTTTTTAACTTGTCTAGGGTCAAGATAATGTTCAAATTGTTTTTTAATTTGTTGTCTTAATTTGTATTGTTCTCTAAATCTTAAATAAAAACCTATTGATGCTGTTATAAACTGTGAAATTAATGTCCAACTTACATCTATTAGTATTCCACGCTGTATTAAATAGTGTCCAAGAAATATTGTTAAAAAGAATAATATACTGGTAAATGTTATTCCTAGAGTCATTCCAAAAATATTTACACATAACCAAACCAAAATTACTGTTATCACTAGAATTAATAATTCAACTGCTAAATGCCAATCAGGAATATAAGGACTGTCTTGTATTAAAATTGATTCTGCTAATGCAGCTTGTATTTTATGTGGTT